CTTGAGGATGGAACAGTTTTAGTTGTTGCAGATGGTCGAATTGTACAACTTGGTGAAGAAGAACCAGAAGCAGAAGCAGAAGTGGAAGTGGAGGTTGAAATGGCTGAAGGTGATGAAGCTGATGTGCAAGATTGGGCTGGTATGGAGAAGCGTATCAAGAATCTTGAGGATGCAGTTGCAGATCTGAAGCGTGATAAGGTTGGAGGTGATGATGAAGTATCTGAAGAAATGAGTGAACTATCTTCAGAGATAAATGCAGCATTTGAAAACATTGTGGAACGTCTTTCAGCTATTGAAAACGAACCAGCAGATACTGGTGTGAATCACTCACCAACAAAAAATAATAGTAAGGACATGGATCAAGAACTTTTTTCTTCTTTGAAAACAGCAGACAGAGCACATGCAATAATTTCAAACTTCGCAAAAAACTAAAATGAAGTATATTAAAAAAACCTCATTCAATGCAGAGGAAAAAAGCGTTGCAACAAAGCATGAATTTAATGGGCCAACATTAACAACTCCAACTTATGCTGGAGAGTTAGCATTGCCTTTCGTGAGTGCTGCTTTAAAGAGTGGTGCTACCTTAGCAAATGGATGGATCAGAACAATTGATGATGTATATTACAAGGCTGTAATAAACCAAATTGAAGGTGCTTCTTTAATAGCTGATGCATCTTGTGATTTCGCTGATGCTGGATCTGTAACAATTACAGAGAACGTTCTAACTACAAAAGAACTTGCTGTAAATATTGACCTTTGCAAAAAGACAATGCGCCAGTCATGGTTAGCAGCTGATACTGGAAACAGTCTCAACTCTAATATGCCAACTGCATTCTCTGATTATGTAATTGGACACATTGCTGGATTAGTTGCTCAACAAGTTGAGAATGATATCTGGACTGGAGCAGATGCAACTGGTGGAGAGTTTGAAGGATTCTTAACAGCTACAACTGGAATATTTGTTGTTGATGGAAACGTTAATGATGTGACTACAATCTCACCATTCACAAAAGCAATTGTTGTTGTGGAAATAGAGAAGGTACTTGATGCTTGTTCATCTGAAGTATTAGCAAAGCCAGACTTCGCTTTATACGTTTCTCCAAAGACAGCATTCCTATACCAGCAGCATCTTGGATCTGAAGGATATTCTAACGACTATCAAGCGAATGCAAAGCCATCTAACATATACGGCTATCCAATCTATGCATGTCCCGGCTTTCCAGACAATCAGATTGTTGCTACATATGAGAGCAATCTTGTATTTGGTTCTAACATCCTCACAAACATGACTGAGGTTCGTACAATAGATATGTCACCAATTGATGGATCTGACAACGTGCGCTTCATCATGCGTTATGCAGCTGGTGTACAAGTTGGAGTTGGTGCTGACATCTACTGGGGTAAAGCATAATATTAACTGAAAAAAATTAAAACAAAATGGCTTGTAATTTAACAGCTGCGATTGGATTAAACTGTAAAGACACAGTTGGTGGAATCAAGGCAATTTATTTTAGTGACTTTCAGGTGGCTGGATATGGTGGTATGACCTTTGATACTGGTGCATTGGATGGAATTGATACAGCTCAAACTGTTTACAGATATGATGTGCAGCCAAATACAGCTTCATTGACTACAACTATAACAAATGAACCAGCTGGATCTGCATCTTATGATTCAGCATTGGAAGTCACTTTGAATATCTTGAAGCAAACAACATCTGATGAATTACAGAAGTTGATTCAAACGAGAGTATTTGCTTACATCTTAGATGCGAATGATAATGTGTACTGCATTGGACTTCAAAATGGATGTACTGTAACTGGTGGAACGTTTGTAACTGGTCAAGCGAGAGCAGACATGCAAGGATATACACTAACTGTGACAGCTGGAGAGAATACCTACCCACCAGCAATAACAGCTTCAACTGATGCTGCTGCTGCTAACTGGCCATTCGATCAAGTTGATGGTGGAACTGCTGCTTTTACTGTGACGAATCCATCATAGTATTTTAAATAACTAACTGAAAGAGGGGTGGCGATTCGCTTCTCCTCTTTTTTTTTACTAATAAATTAATAACTTAGCACACAATGATTCAGCTCACCAAAGGAACAAACGTATTGGATATCAATCTAAGTGATTTCAGTGGAGCTGGTCAAGACGTGGTTCAAAATGGATCATTTAATGATATAGGTTCAGACCTTGTTCAGAATGGTGACTTTGCTCAAATAGGTTCTGAGCTTATTACTAACGGAGATTTTAGTGCTGCGGGTGCTGACCTAATTTCCAACGGAGATTTTAGTGCTACGGGAAGTGAGTTAGCGGTAGCCTTAACAAGTTGGACTTCTTATGAACTTGGCACTTCAACTGTTACCTATGACGGAAGCATTGCAGAATTAAATATTGATGCATTAAATAGCAATGTTGGAATTTACCAAGAAAATATATTTTCAGTTGGTAAAAGCTACAAGATAGTATTAAGTATGAAAGCTACTGCTTCATTTGATGCTGAAATATTAGAAGCTAATAACGCATCTACTGAATCGACTATTGGAACGGCATCACTTACAACTTCGTATCAAGATTTTACTTACTACTTTACTGCTACTGGAACATTTGATTTATTTATTCATAGACTTTTTTCTGCAAGTGGTGCATCTCAAACTATTTCAATTCAGTCCGTATCAGTTAAAGAACTCGGTGAGGATTGGACACTTGGAACTGGGTGGAATATTGGAGATGACAGAGCAGTATTTACTGGAACAAGTGATGCTGCAATCTATCAAGCGGATGTTACAACTGTAAATAATTTCTATAAAGTAAGTGTTGAAGTTTTAGCTAATGAAGGAACGGCAGCAAACACAATTTTTTTAGGTACTAACGAAATCAACGCCACACATTTAGATGTCGGAGTTCATACTTTTTATGCTCAAGCACTTGGAAATACTATTTTATACATCTATGGCAGAGCAAATGACGAGTTATCTATCACAAACGTCACAGTCCAAGAGATAGGAGAGGGGTGGAATGTTGGAACGGGTTGGAGTATTGAAGAAGATAAAGCTTCAGTTGATGCTTCTGTCACAACTCCTTTATCACAAAGTCCAGTTAGTATAACTAATGGCAAATCCTACAAAATCAGTCTTGAAATTACAGACTATCAATCAGGGTTTTTAAAGCCACAATTCGGAGGTCAAATAATAGGAGATTTCAATTCTAATGGAGTTAAAACTTTCTATGCAACAGCGGATGCAACTTCTTTTACTACTTTTTATTTATACGCATTAGGTACTTCTGATTTTTCAGTTTCAAACGTCACAGTTAAGGAGGTCGGACAAGATTGGACTGTTGGAACTGGTTGGAGTATTGAAGAAGATAAAGCAAGGTCAATTCAAACAACTTCAAGTAATTATTTAGAGCAAACTATCGGAACGCTTGTAAATGCTAAAAATTACAAAATCACTTTTGACTTAGATATTATTAGCGCAACAACGACAACGATAGGAATAAGTAATACAGGTGCATTTGGTCAATTAGGTTCTTCAGATAGATTTTATACAACCAGCGGAACTAAAACAATTTATGGAGTATATGATAATTCAAAACCCAATAATATAAGGTTCGTAGGTGGTATAAGTACAGAATTTACTATTACAAACATCACAATTAAGGAGCTTGACACAAATGATAGATGGGTAACATTTGCAGATCCAGATTCTAAATCTGTAATGAAACTCGGTCAGGTAGATCTTGAGATTGATTCATCTGGAAATAATTGTGGAGTATATCAGACTGGATTGATTAAGCCAAATAAGCTCTATATCATCACCATAAATATGAAAGCAACAGCAGCTATCTATGTTGAGATTGCTGCTTCTTTGGGTACGGCTGTGAGTGCTGTGATAGGAACAGAATTACTGACTACATCATACAAGGAATATTCTTTTGAATATGTCACACCATTTGCTGTTGATCATGACTTGCAAATACACAGATTGTTTGGTTCTGGAGCAAATCAAACTATTTCAATTGATTATGTTTCTATGAATGGGGTTGATGAGAGCCAGTGGACTAATGATCCAACTTGGGATCCATTTGCAACATCTCTGGTTTTTGTTCCTACCTTAACAGATGAATCAACAAACAACTCAAAGCAATTCACACTTGATACATCAATATCTGATGGAGGTTGGGATGGTCGAAGTTTACATGGCCAAGTAATAATCAATGAATTTCCAACTGAAGTTCCAGCAAGTGGAATTATCAATTTAAAACAACCTGATTTTTTAGAAGGATTCTACCAAGTAGAAATTCGGGGTTATCTTGGTACTTTTTATCGAGTATTAGGAAAATGCATGGCACATCTTGAGAGAACATCCACAGAAGATGGATACAATAGGTTTGAATCATATAATGACACAGTAACATACAAGGCATATGAAGAATAATAAAAGCGAGTTCTCAGTGATGGGAATGCCAGTGCATGACGTTCCACAATTTGAAGAAGTACAAGGAAAGAATTGGATATCATACGGCTCTGATGATTGCTATGGTGATTATCTTGAGAGCTTGTATCTTGGATCTTCAATACATTCAGCAATTGTGAATGGAGTTGGAGCTATGATATACGGCAAAGGATTGGATGCGGTTGAAAGAGATGATTCAGATGGTAATAAAGAGCAGTGGTTGAGACTTCAATCTCTATTGAATAGCAGTGATGATGATTTGCTCAAGAAATTGGCACTGGATCTGAAGCTTTATGGACAATGCTATGTGAATACAATCTGGAATAAAGCACGTACATCTGTTGCTCAAATGAAACACTTACCAGTGCATACAATGAGAGCTGGAATTGCAGACAGTGAAGGAAAGATACATGAGTGGTATTACAAAAGTTCATGGAACAGAGCAAATGACAGAGTAAAACCAAATGTATTGAAGTCTTTTTCAAGTGAGGATAGAACAAATGCATCCACAGTTTTACAGATAAAGAGATATTCTCCATCTTTTCATTATTATGGGTTGCCAGACAGTCAAGGATCAAATGGATATGTTGAGCTTGACATTCAGGTGCAGTCTTTCCATCTAAACAACATTAAAAATTCTCTAATGCCCAGCATGATGTTGAGTTTTTCTAATGGTATTCCAACAGATCAAGAGAGAGCAGATATTGAACGCAAAGTATATGAAAAATTCTCAGGTAGTAACAATGCTGGAAAGCTATTAATTACGTTTAATGATGGGCCAGATACAGCTCCAAAGATTGAACCAATTTCAAGCAATGGATCTGATGATATGTACACCTACCTAAGCACTGAGATAACTAATAAAGTGCTCTCAGGTCATAGAGTGACATCACCACTATTATTTGGAGTGAGAGGTGGTGGAAATTCTTGGGGTTCTAATGCTGATGAATTAAATGATTCATACAGTTTATTCCATAATACAGTTGTGGAGGAATTTCAAGATATTTTACTCAAGGGATTGGAAGAAGTTTTTGTTGCAAATGCAATCAATCTTGATTTATTCTTTATTCCATCTAAACCAGCTAACTTCATAAATATTGAAGATGATACTACGGAGGTCGTAGAACCACCAAAAGAAGAAATGAGTACTGAGATACATAAACCAAATGAAAGTTGCTTAGAAGCTCTCTTATCGCTTGGTGAGGATGCTCCAGAAGGATATGAAGTGATAGATGAGCGTGAAGTGGATTATGATGATGAAGATAGACTTGATGGAATGATAAATGGAGTGAATTTAGCTTCAGTAATTCCAAATCCAAGTGATCAATCAAAAGAGCAAGACAATCCACTGTTTAAAATTAGGTATCAATACGCTCCACTGAAAATAAACCAGATGAAATACAAGAGCAGAGATTTTTGTGTCAAAATGGTCAATGCTGCAAAGTATTATACAAAGGAAAATATCTACAAAGCTGGTAGAACAGCAGTCAATAAAGGATGGGGGCCAAAAGGTGCATCTAAATACGACATATGGCTATATAAGGGCGGTGGATCATGTGCTCATTATTGGAGTAGATTCACATTTCTGAAGAAAGATGATTCAAGAATCACTGCAAAACAAAGACAAGCCATAATAAATGCGCTTGATCCAGATGAAAGGAAAGCAGTCACTCCGAAAAAGAACAATCCAAAGGTAGCAGAGAGGCCAAGAGACATGGATAACAGAGGATTTTTACCATCTAACAAAGCTGCTCAGAATATTAAAACTCCAGTGAATTACGTGAAACCAAAAGAAGATAATTAATCATGGCAAGTACAACAATTGTCTTAGTCTCTCCATCGAGAGTTAAGAGAGATACATCACTGGGTGGATCGGTTGATCCAAATGTGTTATTTCCAGCTATTTTACAAGCTCAAGAAAAATGGATATTGCCAGTGCTGGGAACAGATCTTTATAATAAGATAAAAACACTGATTTCTGCTGGAACAATTGACGAAGTTGGAAATGAAATTTATGCCACATTATTGAACACATATATCATTCCATGTTTGGTGCAATTTAGCTTTATGGAGGTGATACCAGTGTTGAGAGTGAGATTCGTGAATAATGCTGTTGTGGCAATGAACTCTGAACAAGGTGGATCTGTGTCATATGATGATATAAAACCTCTCATATCAACTGCAAGAGATATTGCATCATGGTATAAAGAAAGACTAATTGACTATCTATGTGCAAACTCCTCAACATATCCAGAATTTACAAGCAATACATTTCCAGATGTTGCACCATCTTCAGCAAACTACACTCAAGGATTAAATGTGGAGAGATCTTACAACAAATCAGAAGCAGAAGCAATATTGAGATTAATTACTGGGCCAAGAGTATGAAACTGAACAAGCGCACCAGAGCTAATATCAAAAAATTAAAGAAATACATTAAGAAACATGGCTACAAAAAAAGTAACACAACTGGCAACAGCATCAAGTGCAGCGGATCTGGATCTTGTGATGATTGTCGATGTGGCTGACACTGCGATGTCACCAGATGGCACAAATAAGCAGATCACAAAAGCCAATTTATTGACTGGAATTGGTGGAGGTGGAGGATTGCTTGTATCAGGCGGTGCAAGGATTCAAGTTTCTACAACTACCGACAACGGTTCTCTCTGCATTGGATGGGGTGGATCTTTGGGTTTTAATTACTATGTATGGTCTTCTTCTATTGGAGCAAATCCTTTGACTACGGGTGGGGATTTAGGAACTCCAGGTACTACACAAATAGCTTCAGTTACTATAAGTTCAGTAGTTAATACAATGTTTGTAGCTGCTTCTTCAGGAACGGCAACATTTTCAGTTATTCAAGAGTTTGATAGTTCTGCTGAAGTAGCTGGAGTTGTTATGAGATATATGATATGGAAAGCAGATGCTGGTTTAGTTACTGCTTTAGAAAATGGAACTGGAGGTGCTGGATTAACTGCTACTTTAGTTGCAAGTGCAAAATTGACCGTACCAGCATCTTCTCAATCTATTAAACCTATGGTTGTAACTTCTACAAATGGGGTTGCTATTGCTAAAGGTGACATAATATTTGGCTGTACTGTTTATGATGGTACGGTTACTGGCACTCAATATTTTCCTATGAACCTTTCAATTTACACAGTATAATGGCTCACGACAAAATAGACTTTCACGGTGAAGATTTAGACAAAATACTTGACAGTAGTCCTACAGACAAAGCAACTTTATCAGAGATAAGGACTTCAGTACAAGAGTTGTATCATATATTCCACGAATACCTTTTGGACTTGCAAAATAAAGAAGTTGAATAATGGAAATATTAGCAGTTGCGGCATCTTGTTTTATTGGAATACTTGGAACGTGGATCAGAATGACAAATGATGTCACAAAAATTAAAGCAAGAATATTCTCACTTGAAAAGCAAGAAAACGAGGTCAAAGCATTACTGAAGGAGTTGTGCATTGGTATGCAAGAAATAAAAATTTTATTAGCAGAAAAAGGTATCAAATAAAAATATATATATTATGGAATTTATTATTGAAAACTGGGCAATATTGCTATTGTCTTTTATGGCTTTTTTGAAAGTGGTTGTGAATCTCACACCTACAAAAACAGACAATCAGATATTTGGATATTTGGACATTCTCATAACAGCTATCACTGGAGATCGTAGAAAGAAGAAGTGAAGCAAATTCTCACACAGATATTAGGGAATCTTGATATTACTGAGATATTCAAAACTAAGGGCAATTTAAGGAGATGGAGCGCGAAACGTTCTATTGGTGGGATTATAGTGCTGACAGCGTGTAATGATGTCTTAATACATGGTATATCGTGGCAAGGTGTTGTGATGTGTTTTGTTGGAGTGTTGCCATTAATATTATCACTATATGAATACAACTAAGAAATACAGCTGGTATTCAAGTCAGACATATCACAATGGATTCAATTCAACTGTTCTGTACACTTATATTCCTAAATGAGACCAAGACTATCAGGAAATATTTTAAAGGCCTACAATAGCCTTATATCACGTGAGAGGCGTATTTTAGTTATTGGAGACCTACATGAACCATTTTGCTTAGAAGGATATCTTGAATTTTGTAAAGAAACATATGCAAAGTGGAATTGCAATCAAGTCTTATTTATTGGTGATATTATAGATAATCATTACTCAAGCTATCATGAAGCTGATCCAGATGGAATGGGTGGTGGATCTGAACTTTCATTAGCAATAAAGCGTGTACAGAAATGGTACACTGCATTTCCAGATGCTGATGTATGCATTGGAAACCATGATCGTATTATCATGCGCAAGGCATTCAGTTCAGCTATTCCAAAAGAATGGATCAAATCATACAATGATGTGCTTGGTGTCAAATGGAACTGGGTGGAGAGTGTTTCATATGATAATGTCCTATATGAGCATGGTGAAGGAGGTCAAGCAAAAACCAAAGCAAAGAATAACATGATGTCAAGTGTTTGCGGCCATACTCACACAGAAGCTTATGTGCATTATTTCGTTGGCAAGAAATACAGAGTATTTGGAATGCAAGTTGGATGTGGTGTGGATGCTAACAGCTATGCAGCGGCATATGCAAAGAACTTTAAAAAACAAGCTATTGGATGCGGTGTTATATTAGGAGGTCACACAGCCATTAATGTACTGATGGATCTATAAAAGAAAGAGAGCCACAGAAAATAAGGTGTTCACGTCTCATTTTGATGCAGCTCTCCAACTAAACAGATGACAAAGCACAATGGAACACTTTGAAATCTGGTCAAATATACGTATAAATGATGAAACTCACTAAATGTGGGTTTTTTTTTGCTCTGTATTCTCCAGTAAACACTAAGAAATTAAAGAAAGATTAAAGATAATCCAATAAAAGTATTGTTTTATTAAGATATAGTTGTATCATTGTGGTATCAATAACGAAAAAACATACAAAATGAGCACTCAAAACACACAAAACACTATGAATCAGCAAGTTATGACAAGTTTAACAGAAAAAGAGAAAGTAGTAATTGATACAATGCTTTCTTTTTTACGTAGCGATATAGGATACGATTCATTTTATGATATCGAAATGAAAGACATTGTTGAAGAGACTGGTATTGCTTCAAATAGCTTGAAAGGTGTATTGGGATCGTTAATTAAGAAAGGTATCTTGGCATGTGATGGTGATCTTTATGATGTTTCGATGTTTGGTTTCGAAAACCAAGAAAACTTAACTGTTGAAGAAGTTGAAAATTGGATTAAATAAAAATAAAAAAATCAGGGAGGTGAAATTCCTCCTATTTTTAAAACCATAAAACCAAATCAAAATGAAAACAGATCTAAAAGATAAGCTGTACTATTTAAGACAAGAAGCAGAGAAAGAGGTTGTGTATTATCGCAATCGTATGATTGAAGCAGAAGAAGAAGGAGCTGGTAAATTCAGCTTTGAGTTCTATCAAAACAAACTTAACGAATCAAAAGCATATCTATCTGGCATGATGGATACATTGAATGCAATATCACATCATCAAATAGATTAATTAAAATAAAGTTGTATATTAGCAATCTAAACAGATACAAAAATGGACTTAATTGAAACAACCAGAATACTTACAAGGATATTAGAGCAAACAGAGTACTCTATTGAGTACAATGGCAAGAGGTTAGAAGATGCCAAGAAAGAATGCATCAAGGATTCCAACACTAAGATGTGGATTGAAGCGAATGAGGAAAGAATGGCAAGGTACAATGATGAAGTTGATGCTTTGAGACAAGCAATCTATTCTATTAAAGTACAGCAAGAATTTGAATACTGGAAAGATAAAAATTTAATCACCCCTAAAACATAAAACATGGGAATCAAGAAAAGTGAGCTGAAGCAACTCCAACAAACTGCTTCAAATATGGTTAGAACATTAACTGAAATGACTTCACAAACTGGAGAGCTTTCTAAAATAGCTACCAAGCTAACAGATAGAGCTGAGGCAAATCAAAAGAAGTCTTCAATTAAGATGGCACAAGAGATGAATGATGTCATGATTGAGCTGTCAGCATCTCAAGGAATTATTGGATCGGCATTAGTCAAAGCATTAAACATTAAATAAACTAAAACAGAATGACAAATTTCAACACAGAGATACACGAAAAAGTATCACTCTTATCAAAAGCAACAGAGTCTATTTTAAATACAAATATTAGATCTCTCAATGAAGATAAGAAATTCAAAAGAAGGAATACCAGATGGAAATTGATGATGAGTACACTTAACGGATCTCACATGCTATTTAAAACAGTATCTGATATGGTCACAACAGAAGTCAATCAAAGTGCTGTGGTATTGGACTTGATTGATTCCTTAGATAACACATTTGGCACATGCAATTCTTATGGAGTGAGTTTTGATGGAACTGAGGAACTTATGGCTGCATGGAACTCTGGTCATAAGTGGTGTCTAAAGCAAGAAGGAAACATGAAAGCTGTTTCACCTAAGAATGTGCTTAATCTATTTGACAATGAATAATCAATACAGTGACTGTTGTGGAGCTGAGTGTTTCATGACTGAATATGGCATATGTCCAGACTGCTTAGAACATTGCGAATTTATACGTGAGGAATCATGAAAAAAATCAACACAGAAACAGCTGCGCTTTATCTTCTGGATTATATAGATAATATAAAAACAGAAGATGCATATGATCAATCAGCAAAGAAATTAGCGAAGCATTATATCCAGTATCTTATCAATTGGCATGTAGAACCAGCTCAGAACGATTCTAAGCGCAATACAGAGCATAATGAACAAAAGTGATAGCAATACAAGGCAAGTGGATAAAAGTCGCTTAAAAGATGGTTATATGGTCTTACATGAAGCTGAATGGTTAGAATGCCAAGCCAGATTGAATGCAATTGGTGATGAAAGAGAACGCAAAGGAGCACCATATGACAATCCAATGGTTCAGATAGAATCTACTTTGTTTGAAATAGAGTGTAAAACAGAGATGCTGAAGAAGTTGCTCAATCAATACATAATGAAATGAGCACACATATCAGCCCACTCACTGGTGAAGTTGTACTATCTGGAGAAAGTTTAGATGTAAGAGGTAATGTCTTAACGACTGACACGATCTCAGCATATGAATTGGCTCACAAATACAACAAATCAATTACAGCTCTGGTCAATGGTCAATATGTTGGATGGGGTTATACTCCATCTTTCATTCATTTCAAGCACAATAGAGAGCATATTGATAAGATTTCAGAGATTACATACTGGCATGACTTTCCACATGGAGAATTTTGCCGATATCATGCAATTGTGCTTATAGCTTGTGGTGGATATGATTCAAAACAATTTTATTCTGATAGATCATCAGATCAAGACAATGAAAGATATCTCACTCATGTACGTGGTTCAGTTTTATCCAAGAGTAAAACACAAAAAATAAATTTCAAATCCAGAAAAGACAGATCTGGATTCACAATTAAACAAAATTAAAATGCCGTTACCAAAACCAGAAAAAAACGAGGATAAAACGAAGTTCCTTGATAGATGTATAAAAAACAATACAATCAAAACTGAGTATCCAGATATTAATCAAAGAATTGCTGTATGCAATACACAATGGAAAAATAAATAAAATGAAAAATTCAAAAATTACTGCTTTACAAGCAAACGGAACGTGGCAAACTAAGAGAGGTGATACAATGTATGCCTTTGAAATACAGTTTGAAGATGAACAAACTGGACAGTGCAATGCCAAAACAGCTGAACCACCATATGCAATTGGTGACATGGTATTCTATGAGGTCACCAGATCATCAAACTTTGGAGATACTCTAAAAGTGACTAAGAATGATCCAACAGCATTTAATGGAGCACCAAAACCACAAACTACTCAGAAGAATATTGAAAATTCTTGGGCTATCCAGACAGCTGTTCAGATAGTTGGATCATGCAAAGAAGAAACGTATGATGAATATCTTGAACAGATTGGAATTTTAGCTCGTATTTTATTAATAGAACGCGATAATTTAAACTAATGAAACATAACAAAAACGGATTCAAATCTTATATAGTTAAGATGTATGGATCTCAAGCGAAGATGGCCAGTGCTTTGAAAGTTTCAACGAACACAGTAAACAGTTGGGTGCAAAAGAATCCAATGCCATTATTGAAACACTCTCAAACAATATTGAAACAATGTGATACAACAGCTCAAGAATTAATGTCTGAGGTTCTGTATCATAATGAGAACATAAAGTGAAGCGTGACCTTTGCTTCAATTCAGAAGCAGCTCAAATGTATGGTGTAGATGGGGCAATCATGCTCCACCACCTTGCATTCTGGGTGTATAAAAACAAGCTCAATCAAAAGAATGAGATTGATGGTCACACATGGACTTGGAACAGCGCATCTGCTCTGAGAGCAATATTTCCATTCTGGAAAGATAATCAGATCAGAAGGATCTTAACTAATCTTGAAAAAGAAGGTGCTATCATTTCAGCTGTTCATAATCGTGCAAGATGGGATAGAACAAAATGGTACACAATTACTGAAAAAGTCCAGCAATTCTACCAATTCCAGAAATCTGAACATGCAAGTACAGAAATCAAGACATCCAAGTCTAAAAAACAGAAGATGGATGTTAAGAAAACATCACACCAATACCAGATAGTTAATACAGATAGTAAACAGATAAAGACACATATAGTATATCCATACGAAAATGAGGAATTTAAAAAAATATGGATACTCTGGAAACAAGACCGATCCAATCGTAAAATAAAAAAATATACAAAGGTTGGAGAACAAGCTGCTCTCAAGAAATTGCAAGATGAAAGCGGTGGAGATGTAAATACAGCAATAAAAATGATTCAAAACTCAATAGCAAATGGATATCAGGGAATCTTCGCAATTAAAAACAACAGAAAACAGAATGCAGCTGTTCAAGGATTTGACAAATCAAAGCTGCTTGACCATCTTGAACAAACTCGCAACTCTTAATCCAGTTGAGGCATGGCATCAAGGCACTAATGTAAGGACTGCAATGAAATGTGATGAGGTGACAACATTTGCAGCTTTATATGCCATCACAAAAGACATGCTTGATTATCTGGAGATGAACAAAACTCTCAGAACGCAAGAAGAAATCCAACATGCAGTATCTGTTTTACTGAATGAATTTCCAGCGTATAAATTAGAGGAATGGAAAATTGTCATGGATAGATTCAAAGCTGGTTATTTTGGCAATATGTTTGAACGTCTAAAATTGCCAGAGCTGAGAGAGGCATTTCTAAAGTATGCAGATGAAAGATCAATCATGATGGAGAATAAATACCATGAGACTAAAAAGATAGAACCAGAACCATTGTCTGAAGAACAAAAAAACATCATGAAGCAGTTGGTGAAAGATCTTGACTTAAAATCAGACACAGATTTCAGAGGTCGTTGGAAACATATTCATCACCCAAACACACCAGAATGAAAACATGCACATCAATATCAGGTGGACAAAGTTCTGCTTACATAGCAGCGAACTATCCAACTGATTACAACATATTTTCACTTGTAACAATTGAAGATCCAAAGTGTTCACCTAAAGATAAAAAATTGATACAGATAGTCAGTGATCGGATCGGGAAACAGTTTATTGCCACTGCTGAAGATGATACAATTCTACATACAATTTTAGATCTTGAGCAATTTATTGGAAAACCGATTGAATGGATCGCTGGAGAGAGTTTTGACTATGTTGCAGAAAAAAAAGGAGGATGGTTGCCAAATAAATTACACAGATATTGCACAGTTGAAATGAAACTGAGGCCAATGTTTCGCTGGTGGCGTGAAAATGTAGGAGAACCATTAGAGATGAGAATTGGATTCAGAGCTGGAGAGGAAAGGAGAGCAAAAAATATGTTAGAAAGATTGAACTCAGATGGATTGTTAGAGTTCAAGGATATTGTAGGAAAGCATAATGATGGAAGAAATAAATGGGCTGAAATGGCATGGCAAGTACCATCTTTTCCTATGATAGAAAACAATATTTATAGAGATAATGTTGTTGAGTTTTGGAAAGATAAGCCAGTGAGATTTGCAGAGAGAAATAATTGTGTTGGCTGCTTTCATAGAAATCCATTACTCTTGAGAACTATGTTTGACAAGCATCCAGAAAAAATGGAATGGTTTGCATCTAAAGAAAGAATCAAAGGAAACGGAAAATGGAGATCTGATATGAAATACGATGATATAAAAAGACATAAACTTCAGCAAGTATTGGATTTTGACGATTTCGGTGATTGCGATTCAGGACATTGTGGACTATAAAAAACAAAGAAAATGAAACTCAAACTAATAAGAACAAACAGCAGCACAAATTCAACAAATGGACTATTGTATGACATCACATCAAATCCAGAATTTATGTGCTACACACTCGAAGATGAACCAAGAGAAATCAAAGTAAAACATGAGACATGCATCCCAGCTGGTGAATACACTCTTGGATTAAAAACACATGGAAGGTTGCATGAAAAATATCAATATAGATTTGCAGACATTCACAATGGTATGATTGAACTTTTGGATGTGCCAAACTTCACAGATATTTTGATTCATTGTGGCAATACAGATAATCACACTTCTGGATGTTTATTGGTTGGAGATACACAAGAGAACAACAACATTAAAAAATCTGGTTTTATTGGAAAGAGTACATTTGCATATTTTAGAATATACAAAGCAATATCAGAAGCAATAATGTCTGGAGAGCATTGCACAATTAATATCACAGATGATGTATTCATATGACTGAAAGAAGCAAAGCAAAAAATGCATGTGATAAGGCATTCAGCAGATTTGTGAGGTTGTCATGTGCTGATAAGTATGGAATGATAAATTGTATTACTTGTGACAAGCGCAAGATGTGGAATGAAGTTGATTGTGGTCATTTTCAAACAAGAAGTAAGTTATCAGTAAGATGGTTATATGAACCACCTTTAATCAATGCAGCTGCTCAATGTAAAGGATGCAATATGAGTAATGGAGGTCATTCTTATCAATTCGGCAAGAAGATAGATGCTCTGTATGGCTCAGGGAAGGCTGATACAGTCGTTTTTATGTCTAATCAGATACGCAAGTACACAGTGCAAGAGTTAAGGGATATGGCAGCTTCATTTGAAGCGAGAGCAATAGCTATATTACAAGAAATTTAGGAGACAAATATTGTTTTCTTATATTTGGGGTTGTGGTTAGAAGCTACATATCCAAAAATTACAATGCTATCAAAAAAATGGCATGTACTATTGCCAAAAAAAGTTTGATTGATTGTGAGGAATTATGTCACATTGTGATATTAAGTATTTTAGAGAGTGATCAGAGCAAGATTGAAGAACTGATCAAGAAGAAGCAGTTGAGATATTGGTTGGCAAGGATGATGATGAACCAATACAACTCCACCACATCACCATATCATTACACATACAGAAAACCAGCTGAGAGACACAGAGAAGCGAAGCAAGATATTCTGCTGTGGTTTGATTCTGATATTGAAAAGAAGATTAAGGATGAAGAAAAGATTGACTTCATCAACTCTACTCTTTCAGATATGCCATATTTCGATAAGACAGTAACAGAAATCTATTATGAGCATGGCCATTCTTTTAAAACTATGTCTGAAGATACTGGTATAAGCAAAACAACTCTTTTCAAAGCTCTAAAACGTACTAAAAATGAAATCAAAGAAAAAGCCAAGCAAAGGACTTGGAGACACGATTGAGAAAGTAACAAAATTTACTGGACTGAAAGCTGCTGTGGAATCCATCTTTGGAGAGGATTGTGGATGCTCTGAGAGGAAAGAGAAATTGAATCAATTATTTCCATTTGGAGCACATATGAGTGCTGAGGATCGTGATCTCTATAACAAGCATTTGATAAATTGGAAGAAGGGCGGCAAGGTGACTGCTTCACAACAACATTTGGCCATTGATATTTGGATCAGAAGCACAAATAAGAAAAAGAAATTTTCAAACTGCACATCTTGTGTAAGGAAATTCTTTGAGGATCTTGAAAAACTATATGAAAACAGCTGTGACAATGACTAAACCAATCAACAAAATATTTGCTCACCCAAAGAATCCGCGTTTGATTCGCAATGAGAA